TCCATAGTCTACCATAACGACATTAGGAAGTAACACTGCGGATTACCCAATCCTCCACATTATTACTATACCCGAGTTCTATCTCGGCCATCTGTGTGTTTCCAACACAGACTTAGTAGTGGTTCTTCTATTTATTAGATAGAATAGGCTCTAAGGGACTCCCCGCAACAAGGCATTTTGCCAAATGATTCTTTAAATTTTTTATAAATTCTGTTGCACTAATTTTACTTTCATCTAATGGAATATGAACTCCACCAAAATCTGCTTTTACTCTATCAATATATACATACCAACCATATTGTTCATTGTGTTTGTTTAAAGGTTTAATATATTTATCAATGTCATCATCTATATGTTTTACATCTTTAAATCTATCATACTTTTTATCTTTAAAATAATTAATAACGCCATTTGACACACGTTTTTTACTTTCGTCGCTATGAGTAAACACATTACCACCATTTTTTAGATTATAACCGTTAGGAAATAAACTATTAAGGTCCTTAATGTAATATGTTTCTCTTTCATCGGCATCTTTAGTTTCACAACATTCTATTAATTCAACAACAAAATCAGTAACACCATATTTTCTAATGGCATTATTTAGATAATGTGATTGGTTTTTCTTTGTTGAAAATGCTTCTGAAATATGACATCGAAATCGTCCTTCGTGTCCGTATGGTCTATATCTTTTATGGTTTAATATATGTGACACAGCTTGTCCTACATATATCTTACCACTAGTGTTATTTGTTATTTTATATATTTCACAATATCTTTTGGTTGGGTCGTCTATAATTATTTTTGATAGTTCTAAATGTTTTGATGGTTTCATTATTTATATATCTATATATTTTTATTTTTAAGTGCTTTTTAAATTAGAATCATTTGACTATGAGGTAACACGCTTTTAGCGCCTCATGTTTTCGACAGAGAGTTTATCGAAGTCAGCATTGTATGGTTTGGTCTAACCATAATCCCCAAGGTTTCCCAAGGGGGTGGACTGTATCTTAAGCAAACTCCGGATGGTTAATCCTTCACTGTTCACCAACACCCGTTCAGTCTCTGAATGCCTTTCATATCCTATCATAGCGGATTTAGAAAGTGACACTGCGGATTACCCAATCCTCCACATTATTACCATACCCGAGTTCTATCTCGGCCATTTGAAAGTTTCCTATACAAATTTGGTAGTGGTTCTCTAGTTTATTAGACTAGATAGGCTCTAAGGGACTTCCCGCAACAAGGTATTTCGCATCTACCTTTAATAAAGGTAGATACTAGGGAGTAGCACGCTTTTAACGCTCCCTGTTGCCGACACCAGTTTATCGGCCACGTTCATCCTGAACGTATCTCCGCGCTTCATAATGCGCGCAATATGACACATCATACTCATTCTGTGTAAAGTAGGTTGTCTGTTAAATAGGATAGCATCGCCGTCCATCATGTGACGATGTACAGTGTCACCCTCTTCCAAGACAATCGACTTCCTATCAAGGTATTTCAGTGTAATAGATTCGCCATTCTTCTTCTCCAAAATCTTAGCACCGGGCCACACATCGGGACCATTTTGTACCAATTTTGTTAAGAACGCCTTATTCACACGATTAACCTTTACAGGCTTGGTAATATTTTTCGCTATTTTCATAGGAATTCCAAGCTCACGAATTGAAATATTCGGGTCCGCAGTGATGACTGAACGTGCGCTGAAATCAACACGTTTTGCCATCAAATTGCCTCTCATTCTGCCGCCCTTGCCATTCAATCTATCCTTAATTGACTTGAATGGTCGACCTGAACGCTGAGCAACAGGATTTGACCCAGGCAATTTATTATCAACCTGACTGGCAACATGGTACTGTAAAACAGTCGTCCAATCATTGATAACATTTTCTGGCGCATTATTTTGTATCTTATCCTGAAGCGTCTTATTTGTTTTAATAATATTCACAAGAATATGACTCAAATCATCTTCAGAGCGTTGTTGCGCGTCGTGCTTCACAGACGGTCTTACGGCAGGCGGAGGCACTGCTAAAACCTGACAAATCATCCAATCTGGACGCGACCACAAAGGACTAAATCCCATGAAGGTGACATCCTCGTCAGAAATTCGCTTGAATATCTTTAATACTAATTCAGGCGTCAAAGGAATAACAATATTTTCGTCACCCTCTTCACTAGTATTTGTCCATTCAGCGTACAAGGAAGCAAAACCTTCCTTTCTAATTTTCTTTGGTTGAAGGCAACCACATCCATCTTCGGTATCTTCTCCACAACGCTTAATGTCCTTGTTTAATTCAAACACGTATTTCCATCTGGCTTGAGATGACATTTTCAATGCTTGCTTGTATTTTTCCTTGGACACTAACAGTTTACTACACTTGAAGCAAACACATCGGAGAATTTTCTGAATAGTAGGCAAGTATTGTATATAAAACACAGGACGAGCCATTTCAATATGTCCAAAATAACCCGGGGTCTGCATATAATCTAAACCATCTGTAGGGCAGATTAAACCGGGTTCTAAAACCCCCATCCTAGGGTCAAATAGTCCACCAATTACTGGCTTATTATTTATATATGTATCACGACTTGTAATTTCAGCTACAGAGCCTTTCCGAATTTCTTCAGGTGATAATATACTAAACTGGATGCCGATAATCTTGGAACAATTAATATTTTTCATGTTTCTGGAACTTTGCGACATTCTTATTATAATACTATAAATAATATTTAGATTGTTTCAAATCAATTTTATTTTATTTAACAAAGTGTTATAATTTTATATTTATATTGTTTTCTTATACATTTTTTTGTAAAAAAAATTGATTTAAAAAATAAGATATAAAACGAATTTATAAAGTAATATAACCCACCCAATTTATAAAAATGCCAAGAGACCAAATTAAAATGAATACCAAGAATTCTTTAAAGGATAAAAAAGATAAGAAAAATAAGAAGTCTGATGATAGACGTAGGAAACAAATTGAGAGCGATTCATCGGATAATGATAGTATTTATAATAGTGATTCTGAAGAAGATGATGATGAGATTGACCAGCACGAATACAGGAAGTTTTTAGCAAAGATGTTTCCGTCTAAACATATTAATGAAAAAGTTAAGGCTGGAGAAAAGCTAAAGAAGGCTTTTAAAAAGAGTGTTAGAAAAATAGAGGAAGATGAGGATGAATCTGAGGAAGAAAGTGATTCTGATTATGTACCTGTTAAAAAGAATAAGAAGAATAATAAAAACACTGGTAAATCAAGACGTTTGAGACGAAAAGACTATGAGACCGAGTCAGAAGAAGAAGACGATTATGAGACTATTTCTGAATCAGATGACTTAGAAGATGATTATGAGACTATTTCTGAATCAGAAGAATTAGAAGCAAGTTCAGAAGCAAGTTCAGAAGCAGAAGAAGAAGAAGTTGTCCAAAAGAAGGGTAAAAATAAAAAACAATCAAAAAATTTCAATATTATATTGTCAATTGGAGGTGATAAGGTAAGCAAGGAAGATGAATTGTCTGAAGAATATGAGGCATATTTTGACGACGAAGACGATGATGATGACAGTGATGCTCCAACTGAAAATGAAGATGACCCGATTAGTTCGGATGAAGATTCTGATGAAGACGCAAGCTTAGAAGACGAAGAAAGCTTAGAAGAACAACCAGTTCAGAAGAAAAAGGGTAGTAAAGCAAAGTCAACAGAAGAAAATGTCAAGTTAACTACATCTGAAAAGCCTGTAAAGAATAATAATTCAAAAGAAGAAACTGACTTACTAGCTCTTTTGAAAACATTACAAGAAAAAGGTGAAAACACAAGTCTTGTATCAGAATGTATTAAATTGTGTAATCAAAAGATTATAGTCAGTAAGAAAAAGGAACTAAAAAAGTTGAAAAAGGAAAAGGACCGAAATGACCGTATTTTCAGACGCATCTTAAGAGACAAGAATACAATGAATGATTTTGATTTCTTTGAAAAGATGGATATTGAAAGTCAAAAGAAAATAATCAAAGAGCTGCGTGAAATCAATAAAGTTACTCGGATTGAGAAGCCTTATCGTTTGACTTTGTTGGAATCAGATATTCCTGTTAATTTCAAGGGTGCGGCAATGAAAAAGATTGGCACTTTAAGACATATGGAACCTGGTAGCGGTGAATACTACAAAATTAAGAACTGGGTTGATACCTTTATGCGCAT